CGTCCAGCTTCAGGCTAGCCAAGATTTGCTGGATCGAGCAGGGTATAAACCTATCGACCGGAGTCAAGTGCAGGTGGCGGGGGACATCAAGGTTTCAATTGACCTGGGGTAGAGGGGGGGTCAAAACTCAAGCCATACTTTCCGTCACTGGTCCCCCACAAACATTTTTCTGCCGTTAAAGTCCGATAAATATTTTTTCACTTACAGGAGTTTGTGATATGTCAAGATTTAAGAAGAAGCCTGAGCGTTCAGTTAAGTCTGATACGAGTGTGGCTAAGAAGCAGTTAAGGAGTGTTGGTTATGCCGAAGACACCAGCGTGGCAGAGGAAGGCGGGCAAGAGTCCTAGTGGTGGATTGAACGCCAAGGGTCGTGCTAGTTACAAGGGCGGGACGTTAAAGGCTCCTGTTAAGAGTGGTGACAATCCAAGGCGTGCGTCTTTCTTGGCTCGCATGGGAAACATGAAGGGTCCAGAGCGTGATGAGAAGGGTAAGCCTACTCGTCTTCTTCTTAGTTTGAAGGCTTGGGGTGCGAGCAGTAAGGCTGATGCTAGGGCGAAGGCTCGTGCTATTAGCAAGCGCAACAAGAAGGAGAGTGCGTGATGTGTGGTGGTGGTTATAACGTAAAGACTGCTGATGAGACGTATCAGGAGCAGAAGAAAGACTATGGTGATCTTCCTTCTCTTAGCATGACGGGAAAGAAGAAGGACCGTGCTGGCCCTCAGTATGGCAGCAGGCGCGTTGGTTCTGAGCGTCGTTCTTTGTTTGGTTTAATGCAGGGCATGAACAATGCCAGTGAATGAAGCGGGTAACTATACCAAGCCTACGATGCGCAAGTCTTTGTTCAATCGCATTAAGGCAAGCGACAAGGGTGGCAAGTCTGGTCAGTGGTCTGCTCGCAAGGCTCAGATGCTGGCGAAGCAGTACAAGGCTAAGGGCGGTGGCTACAAATGAAAGCTCCGCAGAAGTCATTGCTTAACTGGGGTAAGCAGAAGTGGCGCACCAAGAGCGGCAAGCGTTCTCAGGACACTGGTGAGCGTTACCTACCGGAGAAGGCTATTAAGTCTCTGTCTTCTTCTGAGTATGCTGCCACTACTAAAGCGAAACGCGAAGGCACTAGGCAGGGCAAACAGTTTGTTTCTCAGCCTAAATCAATAGCTAAGAAAACAAGGAAGTACAGAAATGGATAACAAGCTTAAATACCGTGCTGACCCTCAGTTAAGGCGCGGCTTCAAAACCCGTGGTGGCGCTCAACAATCTAAGAACATGAGTTCTTCTGTTCTTAAAAAGCAGTTCAAACAAAAAGCAGAAGAATTTGACGAAGCAACTTCGCATACAGTTGCACAGAAACTGTTGAAAGAAATGAGAGTGCTTAGGGCTGCTTATGTTGCCTCCCTGCCAGAAAGCGCAGACCCAGATGGGTCAATGGAAAAACATCTTATTAAAGCAGCTAAAACAAATAGATCACTGCTTTACAAAAAGTAAGGGAGCATCCTAATGCCTTGGAAGTTTAAGAACAGTGAAGAGGAGTGGAGCGGTGAGACGCATGAGTTGGCAGGCCGTACATTTACTGGGAAGACTCGAACGCCGATGTCTCAACCTTTGGTTTGGTCTGAAGCGCCTGCGGTGAAGAAGACTCCTACCCCTTCTAAGCCTAAGCAACCCCGAAAGAAGCAACCACCAAAGCCCAAGGGCGCAACAGCGTGGGATTAAATCATGGCTGATATGAAGATTAAGTTTACTCAGGCTCGCTATGAAGAGCTAAGTCGGCAGCTTGATGAGGCCGAGAGGAAGAGCAACAATACTTTGTTCAAGAAGGTTCAGCGCAAAGTGCGCAGCCTTTATATGGATGAGGACCAGATGCAAGACTTGAGCGAGAAAGAGCGGGCAAGTCAGCGTGCCATTACTGGCAAGCATTACTCATTGCTCAAGCGCGTTCGCCAAATGGAAGGTCAGATGTAGATGAGCTTTATCAACACCCTTTCTCAGCCTGAGCGAGATGCGCTTAGGAAGGTTGTTAGGCTGGTGCATATGAAGCATCACCCTAAAGACTTTGCTACTGACTATGAGGCGGACAAGATCATCGAGGCCATTGGCCCAGAGGTTGCGTCCCGCATGATTAAAGTGGGTATCGACAACAGGATTGCTGATCGTTGATTGATTTCAAATACAAACCTGACGGGGAAGTGCTGAAGACCTTTATGAAGGACGATACGTTCTTCCGTGGTATTCGCGGCCCCGTTGGTTCTGGTAAGTCTGTTGGCTGTTGTATCGAGGTCTTTCGCCGCGCATTGCAGCAAAAGCCTAACGCAGATGGTGTTCGCAAAAGCCGATGGGCTATCATCCGTAACACCAACCCGCAGCTTCGCACCACTACCATCAAGACTTGGCTTGATTGGTTTCCTGAGAAGGATTGGGGCAAGTTTACTTGGTCGGTTCCCTATACTCACAACATCAAGAAGGGCGACATTGAGCTTGAGGTTCTCTTCCTTGCGCTTGATCGCCCCGAAGACGTTAAGAAGCTGCTGTCACTCGAACTGACAGGCATCTGGATTAACGAGGCGCGTGAGGTTCCTAAGTCTATCATTGATGCGTGTACCATGCGTGTGGGTCGTTACCCCTCTATGCGCGAGGGTGGCCCCTCATGGACGGGCGTTATCGCTGATACTAACGCTCCAGAAGAAGATCACTGGTGGCCTATCATGTCTGGCGAGGTTCCTATTCCAGATCACATCCCGCGCGAGCAGGCTAAGATGTTGGTCAAGCCGGATAACTGGAACTTCTACACTCAGCCTGCTGGCATGATTGAGGTCAAGACAAAAGACGGTGAGATCGAAGGCTACTCTCCTAGCAAAGATGCTGAGAACACAGCCAACATGATGAAGAGTTACTACCCGAATATCATTCGCGGTAAAACTAAGTCATGGATTGATGTCTATGTTATGAACCGATTGGGTCATATACAGGAAGGTAAGCCAGTGTATCCTATGTTTGCCCCAGAGGTTCACGTTGCCAAAGAGGAAATACCTATCGCTGCGGGGCATCCCGTGTATGTGGGCGTAGACTTTGGCCTTACTCCTGCTGCGGTTCTTGGTCAGAAGGTGCGCGGTCGTTGGTTCTTGCAGTCTGAGATTGTAGCAATTGACATGGGCATTGTGAGATTTGCTGAAGTATTGCGCAATGAACTGGCTACGCGCTTCTCTGCTGCGTCTGAGTCAATTATTATTGGCGATCCGGCTGGTGACTTTAGGGCGCAGACAGATGAATCTACTCCCTTTCACATCCTTCGAGGCGCTGGCCTTCGTGCCTTCCCCGCTCCGTCTAACTCTGTTGATCTGCGGCTTGAGGCCGTTAGCTCTCAGTTGACGAAGATGGTTGAGGGTAAGCCGTGTATGTTGATTGATCCTCGCTGCCAGCAACTAATTAAAGGCTTTGAGGGTGGATACGCCTATAAGCGCATGGAGGTTTCGGGCGAGCGCTACGCTGATAAGCCTGACAAGAATATGTATTCCCACATTCATGACGCCGCCCAGTATCTTTTCCTTGGTGCTGGTGAGGGTAGAGCGCTGATGAACAGCCAGAAGCCAGCCACGCCTACAGTTGCCAAGCGTGACTTCGATGTATTTAATCGCGGACCAAGGCAGAGAAAGAAACCTAGCTTATGGGCTAGACTTTAATTTGTGCATTGATGGCTTAAGCTTTCTGTGCATATCAGTGTGAAACAGAAGGAGATTTCATATGTGTGGTGGTGGTCCAAGCGGCCCGTCTCAGGCGGAACAAGATGCAGCGGCAGCACAACGGCTGGCTGCGGATGAAGCTCAACGTGAAGCGGCTGAAGAGCGTGCGAAAGAAAAGCGTGATGACATTAGTGAAGCACTAAGTGCGCGCACACAGCGTCAAGGCCGACGCGGTGGTGCTGGTCGCCGTTCTTTGTTTAGCTCTTCTTCTGGTGCTGCTGGGTATCTTAGTCGGTTCCGCTAATGGATCAGATTTCAAAGAAGTATCTCCAGAGCTACGAAAAGGCCAAAGCCTTCCGTGAGAACTGGGTTCCATTGTTTGAGGAGTGCTACGAGTATGCGCTGCCTCAACGTGAATCTTTCTACGCTGAGACCGCAGGTCAACGTCGGGATGATAAAATCTTTGACGAGACTGCGGTTGTTGGCGTTCAAGAGTTTGCTAGCCGCTTGCAACATGGGATTGTTCCCAACTTTGCTCGATGGGCTGACCTTCTTGCGGGTAGTGAGGTTCCTCCAGAGCAACGTGATGCTATAGACAATGAGTTGGAAGAGGTAACGAACTATGTGTTCGACATCATTCAGAACTCTAACTTCGGCCAAGAAGTGCATGAATCATTCATGGACCTTGCCGTAGGTACTGGCATCCTTGCTGTTGAAGAAGGCGACGCGCTTAATCCTATTATCTTTTCTGCTATTCCTTTGCCTCATGTGGTTTTGGATACTGGCCCTGATGATCGGATCGACCATGTTTATCGCATCCGTAGTAAGGTTCGTTATTCTCACCTAGAGATGATGTACCCAAACTCTAAGTTTGATCCGCAGGTTTCTCAGAAGATGTCTTCTGATGATACGACCGATGTTCTTGAAGTTGTTTGCCGTGACTACACTAAGAAGAACCAAGAAGCGTATCTGCATTATGCAATCTGCATGACTACAAAAACTGTTCTTCACAGCAAAGAAATGCAGGGTGTTGGCTCTAACCCTTACGTTTGCTTCCGTTGGAGCAAGTGCGCTGGTGAAGTCTATGGTCGTGGTCCTCTAATCAATGCGCTGGCTGCGATTAAAACTACCAACCTAACCATAGAACTTGTGCTTGAGAACGCTCAGATGTCTATATCTGGTATCTACCAGATGGAAGATGATGGGGTTGTAAACCCAGATACAATTCAACTCGTTCCTGGGTCGATCATCCCGAAGGCTATGGGTTCGTCTGGCTTGCAGCCTATCAATGCAGCAGGTCGCTTTGATGTTGCCCAGCTTGTACTGAGCGATATGCGCCTCAACATTAAGAACGCCCTATACAACGATATGCTTGGAAACCCAGACAAGACGCCTGCCAGCGCTACTGAGGTTGCCGAGCGTATGGCTGACCTGTCTCGCCGGATGGGTGCAGCCTTTGGCCGTTTGCAGTCAGAGCTTGTTCAACCAGTTATTCAACGTGTTATTCACATTTTGAAAAAGCAGGGCCGCATTGAACTGCCTACTGTAAACGGTCGTGAGGTTCGTATTCGCGCTACCTCACCTCTTGCTCAAGCCCAAGCAAACCAAGATATTACTACGGTTGCTCGCTTCCTTGAGATGGTTGGCGGGACGTTTGGACCAGAGATGTTGCAGCTTCTTATCGACAGTGAACAGTCTGCTGTTTACCTCGCTAAGAAATTTGGTGTGCCTGATAGCTTGATTCGTGATGCAGAGCAGCGTAAACAAATAGCTGCAGTAGCGCAGCAAATGGCGCAGCAACAGCAAGGAATGCCAGTTGAGCAACAAGGTTAATATCGGTGTCGATGGATACCAGCGTGACTCACAGACTGACACTCAAATCAGTCAGAACGTAGCGCAGATATTTAAGAGCGCTACAGGCAAAGAGGTTCTGCGTTATTTGCGTTCCGTTACCATTGAGATGGTTAATGGACCCAATGTGACTACTGAAGAATTGCGCCACATTGAGGGCCAGCGTTATATCGTTGGCCTTATCGAGCAGCGCATTGCACACGCACATAGGAGCAAGAAATGAGCGAGTCACTTATTGAAGGTGAAGCACAGGCGGGAGAGGCCGTTGCTGAACCAACTACAGAAGTAGTAACTGAAACTCAGTCGGATCGCCCAGAGTGGTTGCCTGAGAAGTATAAGACACCCGAAGACCTAGCGAGTGCTTATAAGTCTTTGGAGTCTAAGATTGGCGCTAAGGAAGAAGACCTTCGCAATCAGATTATGGAAGAGATTCAGCAGACAGCATACGCTGATCGGCCAGAAAATGCTGGTGCGTATGAGTTACCTGAGTCTGTTGATCCTGATACTGCGGTTGATAGCGAACTTCTTAACTGGTGGTCTGAACACGCATTTGAGAATGGTTACAGCCAAGAAGAGTTTCAGAAGGGCATTGAGATGTATATGTCTTCTGGGATTGCTGAAGGTCCAGACCTTGAGGCAGAAGCTTCTAAGCTTGGCGATAATGCCAATGATCGGATTGAGTCTGCATCTTTGTTTGCAAATAAGTTCTTTCCAGAGTCAGCGCTGCCAGCGATTGAGCGTATGTGCGAAACATCTGAAGGCATTGTAGCACTTGAGCATATCATGGAAGCAATGAAAGATGGATCATTCAGTGGCAACTCTGCTCCAGCAGCAGGTTCTTCTGAATCTGACTTGCGCGAGATGATGAAGGATGATCGGTATCACCATCCCGTTCACCGTGATCCAGCCTTTGTTAAGCAAGTAGAAGAAGGCTTCCGCAAGCTTTATGGCTAAGCCAATCATTAGCAGCCACGGCCTCGAACTGTATCAAGCTACAGACGAGGACGTTGGCTCGCTCTTGGCGTCTCTGAGCAAAGAGAATGTCAGGGAAATAGATCAGCTTTACCAGACAACGCCTGAGTTATTGTTCGACCGCTTGATGGGTGGTGAGATGATACACTCAGTTAAGATGAATGGCGAAGTTGTAGCCATTAGTGGGATCATCGAGGGCGTTATGTGGAGTATGTTCAGCAAGAAGATACGCAAACACTGGCGTTTATTCGTAAAAGCGTCGCCTGATCTGGTGCAATTTTATCACTACTTCTACCCAACGCTGCATTGTCAGGTCTGGTCGGAGAATGTTTTTGTCCACAACTGGCTAATACACCTTGGTTTTGTGCCTGATTCGTTGATGACTGACCACAATGAAAACGTAACTGTTGATTTTGTGCGTTGCAATTCTCCCACAAGTGGTATTTTTTCCCCAATATCACGGCCCGTGATGCACTGAGAGGCCCGAAAGGACACCCTCGACTGAGGTGAAGTAACGGACACCCGTTCACTGAAACTTTTTTTGAAGGATGGCTCTAATGGCTAATACTATCGACCAAGCATTTATCAAGCAGTTTGAGACTGAAGTTCATATGGCGTATCAGCGTATGGGTTCTAAACTGCGCAACACTGTTCGCTCTTCGAACGTATCGGGTTCTGTCGCTCGTTTCCAAAAAATCGGTGCTGGCACCGCGTCTACTAAGTCGCGCAACGGCAACGTATCCACAATGGAACTGGCGCACACTAACGTAGAAGCTACAATGGCTGACTACTACGCAGCGGAATACATCGACAAACTCGATGAGCTGAAGATCAACATCAACGAGCGCCAAGCTGTAGCTACATCTGCTGCTGCCGCACTCGGTCGCAAGACAGATGAGCTTATCATTGCTGCAATGGACGCTGGTGCAAACGCTACTGCAATCGCAGATACGGCTGGCGCACTTGATAAAGCTGACCTGCTTACATTGTTTGAGACATTCGGCGCTGCTGACATTCCAGAAGATGGCCAGCGTTATATCGCTATGTCACCTGCTGGTTTTGCTGACTTGTTCACAATCAATGAGTTTGCATCGTCTGACTACGTTGGTCCACAAAACCTGCCATTCGCAGGCGGCATGACCATGAAGGAGTTCTTGGGCTTCAAAATCTTCTCAACCTCTGCTGTAGCTGGCGGTAAGAACTTCGCTTACCACACAACTGCAATCGGTCTTGGCATCAACGCTGATGTTACTACTGAGGTCAACTATGTGGCTGAGAAGGTCGCGCACCTTGCAACATCAATGATGTCCATGGGTTCAATCGCGATTGACAGCAACGGCATCTACGAAGTCCTCGACAACAACTAATAGGAGCGGGGGGTTTCGGCCCCCCGAACTTTTATGCCAAGCACCGCAAACACAGCCATCAAAGTATGCTCCCGCGCTTCCATCTTAATGGGCGGCTCTCCCATAACGTCCTTTACAGATGGGACAGTTGAGGCTGATGTTTGCGATGCAATGTACGAAGACATTGCTCGCGCAGCCCTGACAAACTCTCGTTGGGGCTTCGCAACCAATCAGTCTGTTCTTAACAGGCTGGCTACTGCACCAACTGGGCGTTTCGATGCGGCTTATCAACTTCCCTCTGGGACACTAAATGTTTCTGCATTAACGGTAAATGACTCGCCCATTGTCTTTGATACCTACGGCGATAAAGCTTATTGCGACGTATCTGAAACCGAGATTGTTATTGCAGATTATACCTTCCGCGCTGATGAGGTTGATTGGGCACCATACTTTACGATTGCTGTTGAGTATGTTGTTGCCTCCGTCCTTGCCACATCTGTAGCCCGAGACGCTTCGTTGTCTCAGCTTTTAGATCAGAAGGCGCAAATACACATGATGCAAGCAAGGCGACTAGACTCACAGCGCCAGACTTCGCAGAAACTAAATACCTCAAGGTTCATTGCTCAAAGGCGTAGCTAATGCAGAAGCTCCGAGTTCCAGTAAGTAGCTTCCAGTTTGGTGAGGTCAGCCCTTCTTTGTTAATGCGGACAGACAGTCCCATTTATTCATCGTCTGCGCAGAGCCTACAGAATATGCTGGTAATGTCAGAGGGTAGCGTAAAGAAGCGCTACGGCCTCAAGCATCTGTATAACTATACTGATATTACTTATGACGCTGACCATCCTGCTCAGTCTCACTTGTTTAAGTTTATGTTCTCTGATGATGAGCGTTACTTAATATCTGTTGAGCATGAGAAGGTTCGCTGCTTTCACCTTGAGTTGGATGGCGATGTAACTCTAGTTGATACGATTACCGTTGATACAAACAGTGACGCCCTTCCGTTCGATCAAGACTATCTTAAGCAATATACGGTGGCTCAGTATGGCGATGTAATGTTCATCTGCCATCCATTGTTTATGCCGCGTATGCTTATCCGCACTAGCTTAACTAGCTTTGAGATTACGCCTTACACATTTGATTCACGCCTCGATGACAGTGTTGTGTTTCAGCCCTACACTTCATTCCAAGCTAATGGTGTAACGCTTGATCCAAGCGCAACAACAGGCACTGGGGTCACTCTTACTGTTAGTGAGGATTACTGGGTCGCTGACCATGTAGGCACAATCATTCGCTACCATGAATCTGAGATTGAAATCACCTCGATCACTAGCCCCACTGTTGCTGTGGGCAATATTGTCGATGAGTTAAAGATTCGTTTATCAGTGCTAAACCCATTCAGAACGTCTGATGGAAGCTCCACGGTTGAGGTTACTCAGCTTCAGCATGGTTACTCTGGTGGTGAGACTATTATTTTTGAGGATGCTTCTGCTGTTGGCGGCATCAACACAGGCAGCTTGAACGGGACTAGAACCGTTTCTGGCATCATTGATGAGAACACCTACACATTCACTGCTGGTGGTGCAGCAAGCTCTGCTGAAGACGGTGGTGGATACGTTAAGGTTGTTACTCACGCGCCTACTATTGATTGGTCTGAGCAGTCTTTCTCTGCTGTTCGTGGATACCCTGCGGCTGTTGCTTTCCATGAAAACCGCTTGTGTTACGCTGGGACTCTTGCCGAGCCAGACGCAATTTGGATGAGTAAGATCGGATCGTTCTTCAACTTCGATGTTGGCGATGCTGCTGATGATGACTCTATTTCTTTGGTTGCTGCTACTGGTACGGTCAACGAGATTCGATACATGATCTCAAACCGTGACCTGCAAATCTTTGGGGCGTCTGGTGAGTTGTATGTTCCTACATACTTGAACCAAGCGATTACACCTACAAACGCTCAGATTAGATTGCAGACTCCATATGGCTGCGACTTTGTTCAGCCTGTCTCTGCTGACGGTGCTACGCTGTTTGTTCAGAATGATGGTGGGGTTGTGCGTGAGTATCTCTACACTGATGGCGAGGATGCCTATACAGCTACCGCAATCTCAACGATTGCTTCACATCTAATTACCGACCCCAACTGTATGACGGTTATGCACGGTGGGTTTGGCACTGCTGAGTCTTACGCTCTTATGTCTAATGGCAATGGTGACATTGCTGCATTTAGTTCTAATCGAGCAGAGCGCAGAGCTTCTTGGACGCGCCTTACTACTGCTGGAAGCTTCTGTTCTGTAGCTGCTGTGCATGACAGGGGTTTCACAAACGTATGGGGCGAAGATGGCTCTATGCATCTGTGTGAGTTTTCTGGGGATATTGGCCTTGATCGCTATGTTACTGGAGTTGCCAATGGTTCGGATGAAGTAACTGTTAGTTCTGCTTTTGAGGATGGTGACACAGTTTCCGTGGTGAGTGAGGATGGCCAGCATTACATTGGTGACTACACGGTTGCTGGCGGCGTAGTTACAATAGCTGGTGGCTCTGGCAACACCTACCATGTTGGCCTTAAGTTTACTGCTGAAATCGTTACCAACCCAATTGATGCTACGATGGGCGGCGGACCTGCTACTGGGGATGTTCGGGGCGTTTCATCTGCTGTACTTGATTTGGTTAATACTGGATCGGTAAAGGTAAATGGGTATTCTAAATCAATTACTGGGACCATCGGCGGGAAGCACGAGTTCCGCATTCTTGGCTACGGTCGAGACCCACAGGTTACAGTTGAACAAGGGGAGCCACTGCCAATGCAGGTGAACGGCATAGTAGCGGAGTTGATAGTCTGATGAGTAAAGAAGGTTCAAATGCTGCGGCAAATGCAGGTCTTCTTTTTGGAATATTTAGTGCGTTCCAACAAGTTGAAGCAGGTAAGGCCGCTCAAAGGGCATCTATTCTCAATGCATTTAGCATGGAGACGGACACACAGTTAGATCGCGTTCAAGCTTCTCAGCAAATGAATGCTATCAAACAGCAATATGATGACGCTACTTCGTCAAACATTGCTACGTTTGCTGCTGCTGGCCGAGACATTGGAAGTGATCGCAGCGTTAAAGCGTTCTTGGATAAACAAAAAGAAATTGTTGCTACAGACGTTAAGCGTTTGGGCGATCAATCACAGCTACGACTTCTTAGAGGCAAGCAAGAATCTGCTGCGGAAAGAACGTCTGGCCGCATGGAGCGTCGAGCAGCTAATCTTAAAGCTTTAAATACTCTCGTTGAAAGCGGAACAAGCTACTACAAAACTACAAGTGGGGGTTAAAGATGGCAGTAATTAAGCAACGAACACAGGTCTTCAACAAGCCAATTGGGGTAGTTCGAGCAGGCACTGGTGCTGCTCAAGTGGCAGAAGCTGTTAGTCAATTGTCTTCTAACATCTCTAACAGTTTGTTTGAGGTTGCTGCTGAACAAGCAGAAGATCGAGGCACTAAGAAAGCCTTGGCTCAATCTGACCAAGACATTGTTACGATTGATCCAGAAACAGGAATGCCTGTAGCTTACAAGTCCCCTGCTGGCTATGGCTCTATTGCTAAGGCTGCGTATCAAGATCTAATTGATCGTCGCTTTATGGAGTCTGTTCAGAACGAGATTCAGAGGAAAGCATCTGAGGTATCTTCTTCAGCGTCTAGCGCTAAGGATTACCAAGATCGTATGTCTTCTTACCTTGCTGAAATGCACAAGTCTGCTGTCTCTGAGGATGGCAGCCTTAATGCTTATGGTCGGCAGATGGCAGACTATGGCTCTGAGTATATTGCCAGCACTTACCAAACACTTCGAAAGAAAGAAATTGACGCACAGCGTGCAGCGGTAAAGCGTCAGAACGAATTGAATGCTCATCTTGCTCTAAAGAAAGCTGAACAGTTAGTTATTTCTGGTGGAGACCCAGAAAAGATTAAGGCTATTCTTGAGCAAGAAGAAGCTAGAAACTCCTCAATGCTTGCGGCTGGTGGTAGCGTTAAGTCCTATGCATCAAGAGACAATGAGCTTACTAAGCTTCGCTCCATGATGAGCAATCAGTCTCTAGTGTCTATCTATGCTGGCCTTAGCGAAGGAGATAGATTGCAGGTTCAAAGGGCTGTCCGCGATCCATCAATGGCTAAACAAGCTGGCGATGCCATTGGTGTTAGCAACCTACCTACATTAATTGCTCAAGCTAAAATAGAAGAAAGCGCTAGCTCTATTCTTAGTGGCTTAAGTTCTATTGGTCAGATTGAAACGAACATTGATGAAAGAGCCACCGAGGTTGCTGTTCAGAAATTAGACATTACTGGTAGCAGTACTTTTAATAGCGTTGAGCAAGGTCTTTCCAAAATCCAGGACGAAGATGTTCGGAATGCTGCCCGCGCTGATGCTATGGAAATGCTTTCAGTATCTTTGCTTGAAGAAGCTGGCTTGGATGATAATCAGATTGACATAGCAACGGCAGAGTTAAAGCTTCAAAACCCAGACTTAAATAAAGTTGCTAAACTCTTGGGGCCAACTGTTGGCGCTGAGAATTTGCTTAAAGCTTTGAGTGAGTTGAGTGCTGAAGATCGAGGTGAAGTTGCCAAGGTTTTAGCAGATCGTCGCCCAGAACTTAGCCGGATTGAGACTGACGCTAATGCAGCCAAGGCTCAATCATTCCGCGCAGACATTCGATCTCTCCCTACGTCCACTGATTTGATTGGTGATTATGAAAAGCAGAGAAAGAAAATTGCTAACTCAGGTCTTAGTAATACAGATACACTCCTGACTGTCCTTGATGAAAACTTTACGGCCATTGCGATTGAACGGCAGTCTCAGTTTAACGTAAGCGCTAGCGCGTATGATGCCATTCAAGATGAAGTTATTAATAACCGTGGTGTCTTTAAGCCATCAACGGATGATGAGCGGGGGCTTCTAGAGCTTCTAAAGAAAGCTCATTCTACTGGTCGAACAACTACTGTGGGGGCTATGGGTTCAACATCTGACGCCAAAAAATCACAGTTAAAGGACAGTGATGATGCGCTGCATCTCAAGGCTATTACTCAGGCAGCGCAAGAAGGTCAGAAGCTTAACAAGGCTGACATTGGAAAGCTTGATGAGGCTATCTTCAAAGATGGCCCAGTGTTCCTTAGCGAAATAAACGACAAGTATCCTCAAGCTGTAGCTATGTTTTCTTCTGGGGTTGTCCTTCCAAGTGTATCTAATGCTTTAAGTAATGCGCTTGAAAGCAACAACTCCGCTGAGATTGAGGCTGCTATTATTTTGTTTGAGCAGGGCGTTAATTCAACTGGCACCACAAAAACTGGTGAGGTTGTCTCTGTTGATTCAATGCGATCCGCATTGCCTAAAGGTGACTACGCAGAATACCAAGCGCTTCTTTTCGCTAGCCGCCAGTATGGTGAAAGCCCCGTTACAATGATTGCCAAGATGCGTGAGTACGATGGAGACATCGAGGCTGATATTCTGAAAGAGCTTGGCAAGCCAGAGAACGCTAGGCTCTCAGATGTATTCACTGACATCCCGATGAGTGCAGAATATCGCAGTGAGGTTTCCTCTGCCCTTATGGTTATTAAGGCAAGAGGTGGAAGGGTAACTGAAGATACAGTCAATCGACTAATCCAAAATTACTCAAAGAATGCAAAAAAAGATGAAGCTGTTGTCGGACCCTACATTGGGGATGACACTGTCTACGCTAGAACAAATTACTTTAAACAATCCGAAATCATTCAGAACGAAATGGAACTGACTGATGCTATGATTGAAGCTGGTGTGTTTGATGACCTGCTTACGGGCGGGACTACCCTCGATGCAATTTTTGCTAACCTTGGCGTAGCACTTCCAACATCTATGCTTGCGCGATCAAAAAATATTACTGATGCAATCTTTGGCAATTTAGAAAACTTGTCAGAGAACGCTAGAAAAGAACGACTAAGAGCAGGGCTGGAGTCAATTGGCTTGCCCTTAAAGTATCGGGCAAATGTGCCATCCTTTGACCGAGGCAATCCTAGCTATGATGTTGGCTATGATGATGGCTTTGGCTTTACGCCCATTACTGTAAACGGCGAAGTGTGGACCTTGGAGCGCGGCTATGACTCTGCACAAGATGCTAGAAGCATGAGGCTTCAAATGTATCGAGACCATATATTTGCGCAAGAAGGTGACGCTACTCGACTTCAGAAAGCGCGGGCTGAAACTAAGTATTTAGCAACGCTCGAAAACGTGACGGAAGAATCGTTTAAGGAAAATGAAGCGTATGAAAGATTGAAGTCTGTGCTTGGCGAAGACCCAATGATATTGTTTGGTGAAATCAAGAGTCAGATTGAAGGGCTTCAGTAATGGATATCTTTGTACCAAAGCCAAAGCCGCTTTCAGAAGATCGTGCTAAGACTGATGCGGTAACTCCAAGCTTTGGGCAAACAGCGAGGGCTAATGTAAGAAGTCGCTTTGGTTCTGGCCAACCCCTTGCTGAACTTAAAACTTTTACCAACCCTGTTGATGTGTATGACCCTGACAGTGTTGATAGAGTTGAGGCTCATATCAACGGCAATCTTCTTTCTTCAGATGAGCAACGCTTTCTCCGCCGCAATGGTATTGGCAGCGAACAGAACTTCAATGCCGCTCTTGAAAACATCTCAAAGAAGAGGCGCGATCAGGACGTACTGTCTCGATCTAGTGGCGCTGCTATCATGGCTAGCGATCCAGCAAACATTGTTTCATTAGCTATTCCTCTCGCTGGTTTCGCCGCTCTTCAATCTGCTAGGCTTATTAACATGGGCACTTCTCAAGGCCGCTTGTTTCTGCGTCAGCTTGGCAAAGACGCAATGCAGTTTCCTGCAACGCCAGTTACTGCGGCTCGCCCTGACTTGTCTGCAAACAATGTGAACATACTTCGTCAGATTGTTGCTGCTAAGAGAAAGACAACTGGTAAAAGATTAACTGCTTCTGAGATAGGCAAGCTTGGTGCGCTCGATGCTGCAATTACTGAAGGCACAATAAGCCTGACTGACGCTCTTAATGAGGTTGGTATTTCTGATGATCCTGTTGATGCGCTAGTAAATGCTGGGCTTGTCACTGCTGCAAGCACTGCTATTGGCGGCGCTCTAGGATATGGTCTGGGTGCTGCAATGGGCGCTCCGATGAACCGTAGTAAGAGAATGCAGCAAGTAGAACTAAACTACGGCGCTTATCTTAATCACGTTAGCACGATGCCAAAGGAGGGCACTGACCTTTCCTATGCAGGCAAGTGGTTCACTGAAAGCCCATTGCTGAAGGTGTTGCCAACTCCAGTTCGAAAAGAAATATCAGACCCAGAAATACCTGACTACGCTAAGGAAGACCTGCTTGCTGTTGGTGGTGACAGCGGCATTCTGTTTGAAGCAAACCGTTCTGGTAAATCTGTTGGTAACTCTGTGTTTATGGAAGCTGGTCGCCGTGACGGTGATTGGTTTACTGTGCTTGAAACCATTAACTCAAACTACCGTTCAGTAAGTCCGCGTGGTCTTTCTGAGCCTTTGGGCATTCCAATTACTTCTGCGATTGAAAAAGTTCGAGCAAAGCTAGGCAAGGAAAGCTTTGCGCCAGAAGATTGGTACAATCACATTGGCGATCTGTATGTAAAGAACACGCCATACGAAAAGATGACGCCAGAAGAAGCTGCTTCCGTTCAAGCGGTTGAAGGTTTCTTTAACAAGTATCGAGTAGAGCTTGAGGAAGTCGGCCTAATCAAAGGGTCAGATTACTTCATGGAAAACTTCATGAAGGCAACGGGTCGCAAGGGTGACATTATCAGCCTGACTAACTCAATTATTTCGCAGAACCGCAGATGGATGACTGCTGAGATAAAGACTCGACGTGAAAGAATTGCACCTAAGCAGAAAATTCTTGATGATCTAAGGGAAAAAGAATCTCAAAACTTTCTGACGGACAAGCAGATTAAGCTGAAGTCTAAACTGGAAGAAGAGGTTGGACCGCTTCAAGCTAGGATTGATGAGCTTGAAGAAATGTTTAGAGCCATCAACAATGCCAAGAGCGTTGACGAGCTTGCAGGTCTTTACAAGAAACTAGACCTAACACCAGCTATGGCTGATGCGCTGCCTAAACTTCGCAAGCAGATGCAAGAAGTATCTGACCGAATTACTAACTACTTAGACGCTATTAACTTTAGGAAGCAGAAGGCTGAGAGAAGCCCAAGTGGTGTGTCTCGCCACTTCCCCCGCTTCTACAATCGCCGAAAGATTGAAGAAAACCGTGAAGCGTTTGCTGCAATTTTGATGAAGTACTTCCGTGAAAACCCTGAGAGTTACGTTCCACAGCCAGATGGTAGCGTTAAGAGAGTTGTTGCTTCTACAGCGCCAGAAGAACTGGCAAAGCGCGCTTACCAAACAATCAACAATATTTTGGGCGAGACTGATGAAGATATGATTGACGCCATGTTTACTGGCTTTGGTCGATCAGCACCTTTGATGTCTCGCCGCTTGGACATCCCTAACGAGTTAGTCGCAGACTATATGGTTAAGGATGTGAAGGAAGTAATGATCGCCTACACTGCGCGCGTTGCTCCTAAGATCGAATATCATAAACGTGTGCGCCATCCTGAGACGGGCGAGCTTGTGACGCTTGAGGATTACCTCGAGCTTATGACTGACCGCATGATTAAAGATGGTGTGTCAGAAAAGAAAGCTTTGCGCTGGCGCAAGAACTACGTTGCTGTTTACGATCAAGTTGTTGGCACTAATCGCCAACGCCCTGATGCGATTGATACTCAGGTTGCTGATGGTTTGCGCACAGCTACGACTTGGACATTCCTTGGCGGCTCTGGTGTTGCTGCTCTTGGAGACTTGGCCTCGCTCTTCATGGATCATGAGTTAAAAACTATTGGTCGTTTGGCTTTGTCTATGACTGATGGCTTGACAGTTGGGTTGGGTAAGAGAGAGTTGAACCTTGCTGGTGAAGCGCTTGAGTTGACTAAGCAGACTGCGCATATTCGATACGCTGAAAGCTTGAGCAACGATATGTTTAATAACGGACTGTCAAACAAGCTTAACAATGCGTTCTATAATCTTAACTTGCTTGGGCCTGTAACTGTTACAGCCAAGTCATTGGATGCATTCCTGCGCGGCCATACAATCCTTGAAGCTTCTGAGCGTTTCTTAGCTGGCAAGGCTACCAAGTTTGAGAAAGAGTTTCTTGCTCGATACAATATCACTGAAGCAGACATGAGAGCTTTCGCTGATATGCCCACTGAGGTAACTGAAGCTGGTCTTCGATTGCCAAACACTGACGCTTGGACCGATGAGCGTGCTACAAATGCATTCCGCAATGCTCTACGCGCTGGTGTGATGAACCGCATCATCATGGGTACACCTGCTGATAAGCC